CAACGTGCCGCTGCACCAGCTCGCGTCGCATAACGATGTCGACGAGCCGTGGACGCCGGCGCAGGCCCAGACCTGGGACTGCTACGGCTACCAATTCTCGACCATCGAATACCCTTTCCTTCAGAGCATGAACTGCCGCGCGCGCCTCCAAGACAAGTCGGAGCACCGCGGGATGTACCTCTTTACCGTGGCTCCGGTCGGCGATGCCTTCAGCGCGGCGCCGGAGCAGTCGAAGGAGTTTTACTTCATCCAGCTCGAGAACGGCCGCTTCACGGCGCAGCCGACGAACCATGTGCTCGTCGAGGATCGCTCATTTACGCGAAAGGAAATGGGGTGGCCCGACTTCCTGCGCCGCCAGGAAGATTGGTGCAGCGCGGAGGATGGGGCATGAAGTACCTCTCAGTCTGCTCCGGCATCGAAGCCGCGACCGTCGCCTGGCACGACCTTGGCTGGACGCCCGTCGCGTTCAGCGAGATTGAGCCGTTCCCTTCAGCCGTGCTGAAGCATCACTACCCCCATGTCCCGAATGTCGGCGACATGACTAAATTCAAGGAGTGGAATCTTGAACCAATTAACCTTCTTGTCGGAGGAACCCCTTGCCAGTCCTTCAGCGTCGCGGGCCTCCGCAAAGGGCTCGATGACCCCAGAGGCAACCTTATGCTTACATTTCTTGCAATCGCTGAACGTGAGAGACCTAAATGGATTGTCTGGGAAAACGTCCCCGGTGTCCTGTCATCCAACGGAGGACGGGATTTTGGCACCTTCCTCGCAGCGTTGGGGGAGCTGGGGTACGGGTGGGCCTATCGGGTGCTGGACGCACAATGGTTCGGCGTGGCCCAGCGTCGTCGCCGTGTGTTCGTTGTCGGATGTCTTGGAGACCAGGCCGGTGCCGCAGCGGTTCTTTTTGAGTCCGAAAGCGTGTGCCGGGATACTCCGCCGAGCAGAGAAGCGCGGCAAGTCTCTCCCCGAAGCGTTGGCGGTGGCCCTGCGGACGGCAGCATCTCGGGAGCCGTGACTCGCAAGTGGGCGAAGGGCAGCGGTGGCCCTGCCGGTGACGAGTGCTACAACATGGTCGCCCAAGAGGTTGTCGCGGCGTTGACGGCCAGCGGGCGAGGCGTTGAGCGAACCGGCGAGAGCCGAGGCCAAGACCCGCTGGTCGCCGTCGCCCAGCCGGTGGCGCAACCCATCACCTTCGGCGCACAGATGTCCGTGCCGCAGACCGATGTTGATATGGTGCAGACGCTGCAAGCCAAGAATCCGATGGCCGTCGCCCAGCCGGTGGCGTTCAAGGTGCGCGGCGGCGTCGCGGTGGACTCTGCGGGCAAGGCTGCGGGCAAGGGCTACCTCGGCAGCGAGGAGACGGCCTTCACGCTTGCCGCGACGCAGGATCAATGGATTGGTCAGCCCGTCGGCACCGACTGCTACAACGGCGCCATCACGGGCGAGGTGGCGGCGACCATCGGCACACCCGGCAGCAGCGTGAACGCTAGCGGGCCGACGGTGATGCAGGCGGTAGATGTGAAGCAGGTGCAATGGGCTAGCGGCGGAGGTCAGGTTGAGAACGACACCGCACAAGCCCTTCGAGCCGGCGCGGAGTACAACTACCAGTTTGCGCGTGTCGCCATGCAAGTCCGCCGACTCACGCCCGTGGAATGTAGTAGACTCCAAGGTTTCCCTGATACATATCTGGAGTTGACCTATGGGACGGAAAGCCAAGCCCACGCCTCTCAAGTTTTGCATGAGCTGTGGAAACAAACTGGAGCGATTGCGAGAGAAGGATGGGGACCTGGAATCGTTGCTTCACTTTTCACGCCGGAAGTTTTGCTCGCGGGTGTGCATGGCGGATGGATTTCGTGGGAGATGGCGACCTGTTGTGCTATCGCACCAAGGCCGTTATCGAGCAAGGTCAATTATGCAGAGAGATTCGTGCGCCGATTGCAAGAAGCAGGGCAGGATGGACGTTCACCATATCAACGAGAATCCTTTAGACAACTCTCTGAAGAACTTGGTTGTTCTTTGTCGCAGCTGCCACTTGAAGAAGCACAAGCAAGAAAGGTTTTGCTCAATTCAGAGTTGTGGCCGCAAGCACAGGCGCAATGGCCTTTGCGATATGCACTCGCAACGGAAAAGCAGAGGAGTTCTGGCAAGTTGAACGCAGACGGCCCCCGCTACAAGGCGTTGGGCAACAGCATGGCGGTGCCGTGCATGAAGTGGATCGGGGAGAGGATTCAAGCCGCCGTCGAGCGGCAGGAGGTGCCAAAATGAAGCCCGACTGGGACGAGCTCTTTGAGCTGCTGGGCCACGCGCTGATTGGCTGCCTGCTGATCCTGCTTTTCTGCTGGGCCTTGGTTGAGCTGATGCAGTAGGCTAGAATTTGATTTAGGAGGCGGGCTCCCCCTCCGCAACGGGCACGGCATACGCCACCCGTAACCATGGCGAGCCGAGGAGAAGTGTTATGAGTTTGATTATCAGCAATTCCAGCGGCGGCAGCTTTGAGCCCCGCAAGCCCCTCGAGGCCGGCGCGCACGCGGCCATCTGCGACATGGTGGTGGACCTCGGCGTGCAGCCGAGCCCAGGCGGCCAATTCGCTCCGAAAAGAACGGTCGTTCTGCGGTTCCAGATCCCGAGCATCCGCGTCGAGATCACGAAGGACGGCGAGACGAAGGACCTGCCGGCGGTCATCAGCCGCACCGTGGGCCTGTCGTTGAACGAGAAGAGCACGCTCTACGCGCTGTTGACTGCGTGGAGAGGACGGTCGTTCACGGCCGAGGAGCTCAAGGCATTTGACCTGTCGAAGGTCGCCGGGAAGCCCGCGTTCATCAACGTCACGCACGCCACGAAGGGCGACCGTACCTACGCAAACCTGACCAGCATCATGCCGATGCCCAAGGGAATGACGGCGCCGGTGCTCGAGGGCGAGGCGCTCGTCTACTCGACCGACGCGCCGAACAGCGCGATGTTCGACAAGCTCCCGACGTGGATGCAAGAGAAAATCGCCAACCGAGTGATCGACATCCCGAAGGCGGCGCCGAAGGCGGCACCGGCCGCGCCGACCCCCGCGGGCGGCGAGTCATTCGTCGACGACGACCTGAGCTTCTAATCATGCCTACCGCAAAATTAGGATATCGGGCGGCCGACGGGAAGCGAATCCCGTCGGTAACTACAGTCTTAAAAATAAAGGACCCCGGCGCGCTCCTCATGTGGGCATATCGCACAGGGCGCGAGCACGGCGTGCTCGAGGGGCGGGGGGAGCAATCCCCCGCCGGCCTCTACGAGGGCTCGGACATCCTCGCCATCGGCACGGCGGTCCACGCCATGTGCGAGGCCTGGGTGAAGGGCGGCAACCCGCAGACCGTGCTCACCGAGGCGCTGGACGCAAAGACGGTCGTGGACCGCGATGCGTTCAAGCGTCAGGCTGGATCGGCTTACAGCGCCTTCGAGTTTTGGTGCAAGGGCACCCAGCTCGAGATCATCGACTGCGAGGTGCAGGTCATCAGCGAGGCGCACCGGTACGGTGGCACGCTCGACTTCATCGGCAAGCTCGACGGCAAGTTGGTCCTGGGTGACTTCAAGACATCGAACGGGGTATACCCCGAGATGCTTTGCCAGTTGGCGGCCTACGCCAAGGCCTACGAGGAATGCACCGACAAGAAGATCGACGGCGGGTACCATTTGCTGCGGTTCTCAAAGGAGAACGGCGACTTCGGGCATCACTACTACCCGTCGCTCGACGATGATGCTTGGCCGGCGTTCCTGCACCTGCGTGCTCTGTACGACCTGCACGAGAAGCTCAAGAAGAGGGCCGCGTGATGAAGCGTAAGCTCGACGACGATGAATGGGACGACCTCATCAGCGACCTTGTTGACGAGGACATGGTGAACAATCCGGCCCACTACAAGCTGGTGCTGCCGAACGGCGATGAGGTCGAGGCGATCGACGTCATCCACGCCGCGCTCGGCAGTCTCCAGACGGTGGCGTACTGCCGTGGGGCGGCGATCAAGTATTTGATGCGCGCAGACAAGAAAAAGGCTTACGCGCAGGATCTGCGCAAGGCCGCCTGGTACTGCACCCACGCCGCCGACATCCTTGAGGCCCTGAGTCTCGACGACTGACCACCCGCGAGCGGAGCGCACCCCCCTGGAGCGCCGGCCCCATCTCCGCAGCCGGCCACTTACCCGAACTTGCGCCGTAGGTAGTCCATCGAGAGCGGCATCAGGTCGTAGTTGCCCGCGCGCACCTCGTTGAGCACGACGATGCCGCTCCACTCGGAGCGCTGCACATCCTCGGGCCTGTAGCCCTCGTGGTCGATGTAGAAGCGGCCGCAGACGAGGCCGTGCTTTACATGGTCCGGGTACTGCTTTGAGCCATACAGGAAGCCCTGCTGGTGGCCCTGCACGAAGCTCGAGCCGATGTGCCCAAGGCGGCTCGTGATGGTGCCGCCGATGGGTCTGCCGCTGAACGGGTTTGGGAAGTAGTGGCAATACTTGATGCCGTCGATCTCGGCGATCTCGAGGAACTTAGGCCGCTCCCAGTCCAAGGTCTGGCAATTATGCGAGCCGATGGTGCCCTGCCACTTGGGCTCGCGTGACGCCACCCGATCCGCGCGCGCCTCGTGGTTGCCCGGGATGAAGACCTTGCGTGGTGTCCAGTATTTTCGCTTGCCGCGCACGCGCCGTTCCTGCTCGGCCATCATCGGCGCGCAGAGTCGCCGGAATGCCTCGTTCCCGGCCTCAACATCTTCCTGGTATCGGGTGCCCTCGAGCTCCTGTGAGCCGGGCTCGCTGTGCGAGTTGAGCGACGGGAAGTCCCACCAGTCGCCGATGCACACCACGACATCCGGTTGATATTCGACGATGGCGCGGGCGGCCCAGTCGACGTGTTCTGTGTTGGCCCCCGGCTTGATCTGTGCGTCGGGGATGATGAGGTGGCGGCGTGGGGTCATTTAGTCGCCGTTGTGAATGTCTGGAGCGCTTGATGCAGCAGACTTCCAAGGTTGTCCACGAACACCTCGCAATCGTTGAGCGGGTGGTTCATTTCCGACAAAAGGCAATGTACGAGCTCGTGGCAGAGGGTCTGCTGCAGCTCGGTGTCGCCGAGGTCTCCTCGCAGGTCGATACGGTGCCGGTTTGGGTCATAGATGCCGACCGCCGCCTTCGGGTGCCGCCACCTGGACAGCTGGACGATACGGACCGTGACTTGGTGCCCGTGGATCTGAAACCGGCGCGGGATGCCGAGCTTCTTGTAGCGGTCTACTTTGCTACCCATCGCTGGAGCTCCCCGAGGCGCTCGGCGTCGCGCTCGCAGGCGGCGAAATGGTCCGCAAGAGCCGCTCCCTCGTCGCCGGGGACTCCGGCGGCACCATCAGCCGGGACGGGGGCGATACCTGGGCCGGGCACGGGACAGGCGGGGGGGTGGCGCAGCCGCCGAGCAAGCTCGCGCCCACGGCGATCAGCGTCGCCCAGTCTCGACTCGAGGTCACGCTCCACCTCCTCACGTTTCGCGTGAGCAGCCCGCAGAGCCTCCGTGGCGGCCTCTGCCGCCCTCGCCCTGTCTGCGTGCCACTCTGCCTTGACAGCCGCCGTGCCGGCTTCATAGCCCGCGCGGTGCGCGGCACGGTAGCCGAACCACCCGGCGGCCGTCAAGGTCACGGCCAGGGCGAGCCCTAGCCAGAGGCGAATCAAGCCGGGTCGGCCTTCTTCTTGGAGAGCACCGACCAGACCGCGGCGACGATGGTCGCGGCGGCTCCGGCGACGGCTGCGACCGTCTCAGCATCGGCGAGACCCTTGCCGACCAGGTAGCCGCCGACCGCGGCCACGATTGCGCGGACGATGCCCGCGATTTGTTCACCAGTCATAAACACCTCATGCTTCGTTGATGGAGCTCGTCGCCCCGTTGGAGGCCACCAGCGGGAGCCTGGTGGCCGGGATTGGAACGGTCGAGGGCCACCGATAGCCGAGGACGCGCGCGCGATCGAATTGAGCGAGGCTCACGGCGTTGTTTTGGTTGCCGCCCAGCACCATCAACCGCCCCATCTCGTCGGTGCCGGCGACGAAGCCCACATGGCCGCCGCCCTTTCGCTCGAAGACGGCGATGCAGCCGGGGATCGGGTCGGGGATGCTGACCCCGAACTCGAGCCAGCCCCGCGCGCGGTACCAGTACTTCGGCGGGACGAGCCCCTCCTTGCGCATCACGGCGGCGACATAGACCCCGCACCACGGGGTCTCGTCGTCGCGCCACCACGCCTTGAGCTCGAGGAGCCACCGCGAGATGACCGGCGCCGTCGCCTTGCCCGGGGTTTCCCGCAGGCCAAGGTAGCGCCGCGCGCGGTGCATCCATGTGGGCTCGGTCATCGCTCCTCCGTGGACAATAGGCCCGGGAGCCGTCCACCGAACTGCACACTCTCAAATCTCTTGAGCTGCCTGGCGGCGTCCTCTTGGAGCAGCTTGCGATCCTCTGCCGACAGCCGCTGAAGGATGGCGCGCTGCTGCTGCGGGTCGATTTCCGTCAGCATCCGCGCCATGTCCTCACGCACGGCTGGGTTGAGGCCGCGCAGCCGACCCTGAGCCATGTTGAGGAAGGTCATCAGCCTAGAGGCCGTGTTGCCGCTCACGAACTCGGCGGCCTGCTCCGCGCGCGCCAGTTGGTCCACGCCGCCGCCAGCCGCCGCCGTGGTTCGCGCGGTGCGCGAGCCGAGGTTCGGGTTGACGTTGCGAGAAAACTCTTGCAGCTGTCGCTCTGCCTTGATTCGCAGCGCAGCCTGTGCGGCTGCGTCTGGGCTCACGGCGAGGAACTCGAGCAAGTCTCTGTTTTGGCGCGATGATGTGAGGGCGCGCGCGAGGCTGGCGTCGTCCATCGAGGCCAGTCGGTTGTAGAAGGTATCGCGCGCGGTGTCGCGCACGACGCCGACCTGATCGGGGGTCAGGCCGCGAAGCGCCGTGGCACGGTCAGACTGCGGCATATTCTGGAACCGCTGGCCGAGCTCAGACAGCTTGATGAGCTCGGAATCCTCCGCGAACCGCGCGCGTGCTGCCCCATACTCCGGCACGGCGCTCTTGGTGAGGCCGTCAAGACGATCGAACAGCGCACGGATGCCCGAGGCGTTCACGTCTTGATTGCGGAATGCCTGGTCCTTCTTGGTGCGAACGGCTCGCATCAGATAGTCGAGGCCCGCCACGGTGGGGTAGGCGTTCTGGATGAGGTTGCCGTCCTTGTCCACCAGGTCTGGGATTTTGAGATTCTCTTGCCGCGCCGCGTTGGTCTGCGCCGACTTGTACAGCTTACGCAGGAGCGGATCGCCGGCGATGAGGTTTACGATTTCATCGTCCTGCACATAGCCGACCGCGCGCGCCTTGCCGTAGAGATCGCTCGCGTTGGCGTTGCGGAGCTTGTTGTACTTCTCGAGGATGTCCTGCGTGAACTGGCGGTTGCCGCCGGTCATCTCGTTGACGATGTTCATCACGCGGCCGCCGGAGCCGGCGAGCGTTTCCTGAGAGAACTCTCGCACGACATCGCCAGCCGCCCCGCCGCCGATGGCGGCGCGCTCGGTAGCGCCCTGCCCGGCCTGTCCCATCAGCAAGCCAAGCGGCTGGATCTCGCCGGGGCGCCTCTGGGCGATGTTCTGCAACATCTGCTCCGATGTAAGCGGACCCTCGCGCATGGCGGCGAGCATTTCCTGGGAAGCGACCCGAGGTTCATCAGGGCGCACGGCGCGCTGGAAGATGTCGCGCGCACCGCGCGCGCCTGCCATGAGCCCACCAAACGCAGGGCCAGCCACCGCGCCGCCGCCGGCTCCGAAGACGGCCCCTGCGATCCTGCTATCAGGGCCAGCCTCGAGGCCGCCCTGGACCGCGCCAGTCGTCGCGCCAGCGCCGGCTTGCGTACCGAGCCGCCCCAGCGTGCTTTCCACCGCGCCGAGCTTGCCGAACGGGTTAGGAGAGAGCAGGGCACCGGCAAACTCTGACGCGCCGTATGTCAACGGGTTGGCGCGGCGCATAGACTCGCGCTCCGCCGCCTGTTCGCGCAGGCTTTGCTCATAGGGCATCACGCCAGCCGCGCGCTCAACTGCCGCGATCGCCTCATCCGCTCCACCGTAGGTGAATCCCTGCCCGAAGGCGCGGATACCCGTCTGGAGCTCCCCAGGCGTCTCTGTCTTCGGCGCTGCGCGCATCTTCTGCTGCCGCACGCGCTCAATGACTTCCGGGCTGGTGCCCTCTGGGAATTCCGCGACGGTGCCGTCCGGCATTGGTACCTTGATGCTCATCGCGTCACCTTGTTTCCTTTATCGTCGTACTGCTCGACCACGCCGCCGCTGCGCTCCAAGATGGAACGAATCATCTGCGCCTGTACCTCAACCGGATACATCGGGTTTGGGAACTGCCTTTGGCCCGCAGCAAGATCCATGTCACTCATGGTGTTACCTACGGTCTGCATCTGCGCTATGCCAGATCCTCCGCCTACAGACGGTGCAATCAAGTCAGCGTTCGCTGCCTCCACAACACCCTTCATAAAATCTCCAATAACGGGCGCATTGGCTAACGAGCTAGCAAGCCCACCCTGCAAAAGGCGCCCGCCCTTTTGCTTGATTAACTGCTCAATCTCTTGAGGCGACTTCTTGCTAATTTCGGCTACGCTCATGCCTGTAATGTTCGCTGCGTATTGCAGCGCAGCGGTTCTAGCTTGGAACGCACCTGACTGCTGTCGCGGTGTCATACCTGCCATCGGCCCTTCAGTCGGTATGGCGCCGCCCTTAGTGGTAACAGGGCGCTGCACCACGGTGCCGTCACGACGACGGACGATGGTGCCGGGGGCAAACCCGGCTGCGGCCGTCTCTGCCGGCGTGAGGAACATTCCACCCGGCGCGCCGGGCGCGCCGCCCCCTGCCGCGCCGCCCGCGCCACCGCCACCACCCGCCGCGCGCGCACCAGCAGCGGCGCCCTTCATAAAGGTCTGTTCCGTGCCGTCGCTGTAAGAGACGATGACCCTATCCGTGAGATCCACCTTACCAACCTGCACGCGAGGCTTTTCCTCCTTCGGCGGCCCCGTGTACCGGCCCGTCAGCGGGTACAGCCGAGAGCCGCCAACCGTCACGCCAAGAGTGCTTTCGCTGGCGAGCTTGGCGAGATCCGGCGCCATCGTGGCGACATCGCGCCCTTCCTGCGTGCTGTAGAGCCGCGCCAGCGCCTCCTGCGGGTCCTGACGGTAGCGGGAAGTCAGCGGCCCACCCTCGCCGCCCGGGAGGCTCTCAAGCGTCCCTGCGGTGCTACCAAAGAGACGCCCGGCGATGCGAGGCATCTCGGCCTCTGCTGCCGCGGTGCGGCGGGCCGCCTCGGCCTCGGTGGCCTGCTCCTTGCGGCGCGCGCGCAGACCCTCGAGGCCGCCCAAGAGGCCAGACCCAGACAACATCCCGAGGATGGCCGCCGTGCCGCCCTCGCGGGCGAGCCGCCGGCGCTGCTCCTCGGTCATGCCTTCCATGTTCTCGCCCAGCAGGCCACCGATGAGGCGCTGGAATCCGGTCATCTCTGCCATGTCACTCTCCGAGCAGACCGCCGCGCACGCGACGGCCGCCATACAGGCTGTAAAGGCCGCCATAAATTCTGGCGGGGTCGTACTGCGACGCGCGTCCGGCAAAGCCGCCGCGCTCAATCTTGGGGGAGAGGGAGCTGCTCAAGTCGACCTCTTCCTCTTCGGGCTTCTTCTTGAGGTTCTTGAGGACGTTCCCGAACGAGAACCCACCAACCCCGCCGCCCTTATCGCCGCCGGCCATCATGGCCTGCATGATCGCTTGCATAATCGGTTCCATCACTTCTTCTCCTTGCCGACCTTGCGGTCGAGCTCCTTGATGGCCTCGGTCAAGAGGCCGATTAGCTGCGGCGCACCAACCTGCCGCATCCCATCACCGCGGCGCGAAACGGCGCTCGGCATGACCTTCTCGACATCCTGCGCCGAGACGCTCATGTCCTCCTCGCCGCCGTTGTCCTCGCCCTCCTCGGAGCCGTACCCGTCCTCCCACTCGAACTCGATGCCCTTCAGCCGGCGCACCTTGTCGAGCGGGTTCTTGATGGACTTGATGTCGCGCTTCATGTCCTCGTCGGACCCGAAAACCTGGGTCATCATGTTCCAGTAAGACGGGCGCCCGGTGACGGTGCTGGTGCCCGTCGTATTCATCGGCGACGCCTGCACCGCCCCCTGCCTGATGGCGAGCTGCTGCAACGGGAACTGCTGCCGGCGGAAGTCCTCCTCGCGCTGCGCGTTCAAGAACTGCTGGTAGAGCTGCTGCTGCTGCGTGCCGAGGCCCATCATCGCCCTGCCCGCCCCGTACCGATTCTCCAGCGCCGTCTGGCCGTAGCCCGCCAGGTCGCGCCCGGCGCCGAGCCGGAGCTCTGCGCCCTGCACCCCGGCTGCCTGGTTCGCGCGCGCGGCGTCCATCGCGGTGCCGACGTTGAACTGCTCGGCGGCGGTCCCAAGGCGCTGCGCGTCGAGCTGCGCCCGCTGGTTCGCCTCCTCGGCAGAGAGGCCCATGCGCATATAGTCCTGCATCGCCTGCTGGTTCGCCGCCCCGGCGCGCATCCCCTGCTCGACGTTGAACTGCTCGGCGGCAGACCCCAGTCGCTGCGCTTCCTGCATGGCCCTCTGGTTCTCGAGGTCGGCGCGCATCTGCGCGTCGACGTTCGCGGTCTCGGCCGTGAGCCCAAGCCGCGCCAGCTCCATGTCGCGCTGCTGGTTCGAGATCTGACCACGCTGGGCGAGCTCCATCACATTCTGCGCCGCGTTTTGGTTCGAGAGCCGCACCGCCTGCTCGCGGCCGACATCGGCCTCTCTCAGCGCCGCCGCCTCGCGGAAGCCCCGCGCGCGCTGCTCGGCCACAAAGCGATTGCGCTCGCGCGCGGCCTCGCCCGCGGCGATGCCCTCCTCGATGGCGGCACGAGAGCCACCGAAGGCACGCGCCGCCGTGGCGCGAGCCGATCGCGTCCCGCGAGCCTGCTCCTCGGCGCGGCTGATGTCCTCGAGCCCCGCCTGGGTGACGGCCGCCTCGTAGGGGTTCATGTAGCGGCCGAGGTCTTGGTCCAAGAAGCCAGCCGCCTGCGCCGTGGGCGCGGCGCCAGGGGCGCCGATGTCGCGCGCGCCGAAGGTGGTCCCGACGCGGCCGGCAGAGACGCGGCTGGGGGCAAACTGCGTCCCGACCGCGCCGGCGCTGATACGCTCCGGTCCACGCGCCAAGGCGCCGCCGACATCACGCGCGCCGAACTGCGTCCCGACGGCGCCCGCCGAGATGCGCTCGGGCTGGAAGCCGAGCTCACGCTGCGCCGCGCGCGCGGCCTGCTCCACCTCGGGGACGAATCCGCCCTCCTGCGCGATACGGCGCGTCATCGCCTCGCCGGACATATAGTCCCGCGTGAAGGGCGCGACCATCATCCCACGATAGGGCTCGTAGGGGATCGCCGCGACGTCCTCGGCGAATTGAAGGTTCTGCAAGACCCGGTTATAGATCTGCGGGTCGATCTCGGTCTTCTGGACGTCCTTCTTCTTGGAACTAAAAATCTTGCTCACAGTCGTTTCTCCAGCACCACACAGGTGCGACGGTATCCGTCAAGCGCTCGCTCCCACCCGGGGCGGCCCATTATCAACATCGTGTCGCAGCCGATGCTGCGCGCCCACGTCTCAATCATCGGCCGCAGCTCGTCGTCGATCTCGTGCAGGTCGCCCGCGCCGATGATGACCGTTAGCTGCTTGATGCGGGGGAACAGGTCCACGGTCGTGATGACCACGGAACCCTCGGCGGCCCACAGCTGGTACTCGCCCGAGCGTATCCCCTCAAGTACATCCTCGTACCCCATCTGACCGTAACCTTCGGCGAGCCCCCTCTCTATGAGCTCGCGGAACTTCACGGCCGGCATGATCTCCTCGCCGATCATCGCTCGCCGCCCGCGACGGCATCGAGCCGCATCACACCGACGCGCCAGTCTGTCATCGAGTCCCCGGTGATCTTCATCTCGACCTGTCGGCCGCTGAACCTGACCGCAGTATAGGGCGAGTCGATGGTGTAGGTCTTGACGACCTCCGATCCCAGCGGCGTGAATCTCGTCTTGAACTGCACGCCCACCGCGCCCTGCGTGTTCTCGTCGGCGATGAGCTGACGCGCGACCATGATACGGTCGCCGCCGCCGAACTCGATCGGCCCAGACTGAGCGTATGGCGTCGCTCCGTCGTAGGTGGCGCCGACCTCCTGCTCGTAGATGTAGCCGTCCGCCGAGACCATCAGCGGGTAGGTGAACACGCCGCGGTCGGTCCCCGCCGTGCGGCCAAGGCTCCCGATGGTCCAATGCTGCTCGCGGTAGTTGTAGACCACATACGAGTCTACCTCAGAGTTTGAGGCGCTCGGGTAGAACCACCAGACCTCGCCGTACTGGTTGTTGGCGACCGCGTAGACCTTCGAGCGCTGCGTCTGCGAGAGGTTGTTGGTCACATAGTCCAGCACGTCGCACTTGATCGGGCGCACGAAGCCGTCGTAGGTGAAGAAGCCAGACGGCGACCACCAGAAGGCGACCGACTCCACCGCCGCCACGGCCTGGGCGCTGATGAGCCCGCAGCCGGTGGCGATGCGCTCGAAGCCATAGACGAACGGAGGGCCCTGGTACTGGGCCGTGTGTACATCTACATCCGTGAATATGAGGTTCACGCCGCGCAGCCGCTTGCCCGCGACGATGCTGCCGACGCTCTCGAGCTCGATGTCGCCGGCCTGGTTGGTGATGGATGGCGTCCAGAGCGTGTTGTTCTCCTGGTCACACCATTGCACCTTGCGCGCGTTGCCGCCCGCGCCGAGCGCGAACACGAACCGCTCGGCCGTCACCATCACGGCCTTGTTGCTGACCGGTGCGTTGGCGAGCGCGGCCGCGTCTGAGCCGGTGTTGAGCTGCCACTCGAGGATCTTGCCGTCTGCGTTGGAGCAGGCAAGCAGATACTCGCCCCAGTTGTCGAGGCTCCAGGTCGTCGCCGGCGTCACGGTGCCGGTGTCGGGGCGCGGGGTGCCGTAGGAGAAGAGACCGTAGGGGCCGCCGCCATAGGCAAGGTTCAGCGTCGCGTCGGCGCTGCCCGGCGTGAACGACGCCGGGGTGATGTCGGTCAGCGTCCCGGCCTCGTTCATCGCGTAGAGGTTCGAGTGCGTCCCGGCGGCGATCCAGCGCGCGTTGGCGTTGGTGCGCCAGGTGAGGAGCCCGCGGCACTTGCCGGTGAGCTGGCTGCTCGAGCGCTTGCGCCACCCGCCAACGGGTCGCATCGTGCCCTCGTACCAGCGCACGAGCGAGGCGTCGCGCCAGCGGCTCTTGCTCTGGTAGTCGGTGCCGTTGCGGTACACGCCCGGCTGGATGTTGATTGGTACGAGCATCGTCACTCCTTCGGGAGGAACCAGCCTTTGAACATTCCGGTGAGCAGCGCGATGGCGGCCGCGAGTCCGGCGAGCCACTTGACGAAGGCGACGAGCGTCTCGGCCGTCGCCCATGCGTTTGCGAGCTTCTTCAGATCGCCCTTCACCTCGGACATATCCGACTGAAGGGCCTCTAGATCCTTTCGCAAGAGCGCGATCTCCACGGCATCATTCCGTTCGTCTGACATGGCTCACCCCGGGTATCACACAGCCCACGGCAACGGCGGCGCGACAATCGGCGGGTTCTTCTGGGCCTCAATCTGACCCTCGACCGCAGCCTCTGTAGCCGCCTTGTCCACGCCGTTCGCCCAGACCCAGCCGAGCACTTGGTCGAGCGTGAGGTCGGCATACGGGGTGAAGGCCTCGCCCTGAACGACGGCAAACGAGGTGGTCGAGTAGACCTGCCCCGAGTACACGCCATCCACGCCCGTGCATTGCCAATGGGCCGTGACTACATAGTCAGCGCCTTCAGCAGACTGCGGGAGGCAGTCAAGGACAGAGATGTTCCAAGTGATAGTGGTCATTTATTTGCTCTCCAATGCGGCGAACTTCGCCTCAAGTTGTTCGATACGGGTCATGGCTTCTTGCAGGGCTTTAGTTAGCAGCGGAACCACATTGGCTGCGCCAACGCTTTGATACACCGGGTCGCCGTTCTCGTTTACGGCATCCTTTTCACCCGCTACAGCAATCGGCACAACTTCCTGTAATTCGTGAGCAACAAAGCCCTCTGACTCAAGCCCGTTTCGCTTCCAGTTCCATTTTACAGGCTTCAATTGCGCCAAACGATCAAGCGCGTTTTCAATCGGTTGAATGTTTTCTTTTAACCGATAATCCGACGAGGTTCCGTAAGTCGTCGTGCCGCCGCTAAAAGTGATTTCGCCTTGGCGTGTGCCATCGCCGTCGTCAAAAACCAGCGCATAGTTGGTGCCAGCGGCATTGTCTGCGCCGCATTGAATTGACATTCCATATCGGTTTGCATTGTTTCCGTCATTAACAATTCTAAAAATGTATGCGTTAGCGGAATCGCCTACAAACTCGTGATACAAACCGGATGAACTAATGTATGCGGCATTTGCTTGCGCTTTGAAATAACCGTCGCTCGTGATGCGGGCGCTTTCGGTGGCGCTAGTCTGAAAAGTAAGCACAGACCCGTTGATATTCAACTGCTGATACGAACCAGTCAGCGTTGAGTCAACACCGTGAATAGTGGATGCGCCGCTGCTGAACGTACCGCCGTTGTCAAAGCGGATGCCGTAGGTGCCGCCAGAGATACCAGCAGTGATTCCGTCACCGCTGCGAACTGCTTGGAATCTGTATGAGGGCGAACTCGTCCCGATGCCGAGGTTGCCGGAGGTGTCGAGGAACATACGCGGCGTATTGTCCGGCGAGAATCGAATTCCTCGCACGCCGGAAGTCGTACCAATAACAAGCGCGTCGCTGTAGTTGGACTCAATGTAACCGGATCGACCTGCCGCAACGTCGTCTGTAATCGTGATGCGAGTTGCTGCTGCGGTATTTGAAACGTGCAACTTGCTTGCAGGCGAACTCGTCCCGATGCCCAACCCCGTCGAGGTGAGGCGCATAAATTCGGCATCGTTATTGTCAACAAATGCCAAGCCGGGAGTGTTCATAAATTTGATGCGCTGTGGATTACTTCCAGCAACATCACGCAAATACAAAGTAGCGTTTTGACCGGCTACAGTGTTATTTACAACAAGACCATTTGCGTTTGCCGACGCAACAACCATTTGCCCACTACCTACCGTAGGGTCTGAACCGTTAACAGCGAGTTGGCTTCCATTAAATACCAGCGCACTCCCACTCGTCGCCGCCTTGCTGCCGTTCAAGTACAACACGCCGTTGGCGGTGCCGCCGTTAAGCGTGAGGTTGCCGGAGAGCGTAGCAGCCGCCGCGCTCACCGTGCCGGTGAGGGTGGGAGATCCGGCGAGCACGTTGTTGCCGGTGCCGGTGTTCGTGACCGAGACCACGTTCTTGCTGGCATCGAGCGCGAGCGCCGTCGACGCCGTGAGCGCCGACATATTCTGCGTGCCGCCGACCGTCAGCGTCTTGCCGGTGCCTACGTTGAGGCCCACCGAGGTGCCGCTGCCTGCGCCGGTGAAGATCCCGTCGACGAGATCGAGGTTGGTGTTGATCTTGCCGCCCCAGGTGTCAGCGCTCGCGCCGACTTCCGGCTTGGTGAGGCCCAGGTTGGTGGTTGTCGTATCAGCCATGTCGTTACCTCAAGCGGCCTGTAAGTAGGCCGGGTGTGTCTTCTCTGTCCAAGTCTCCGCCGTGTCTGCGACCGGCGCCCATGTCTCTGCGGTGTCCGCCACCGCGCCCCAGGCGACGACCGTATCGCTCGCCGCGCTCCAGCTCTCCGCCGTGTCAGCCAGCGGCGTCCAGCTCTCGGCCGTGTCCGGCTGCACTTCCCATTTCAGCCGCCCGGCGGCCGATAGAGCCGCCGATCCCGAAAGCGCCGCCGCCGCCGACTGTATGACCCCGCCCGCCGCCGCCAGGGCAGCCGACCCAGAGAGGGCCGCGCTGTCGATGTAGACAACATTCGCGGTCGCGGTCTGCGTCGCCGTCCCAGAGAGCGCCGCCGCCCCGAGCCGTACCCTTACCCCCTCGGCCGCCTGGCTCGCCGCCCCAGACATCGCCGAGGCCGCCAGCCGCACCCGCAGCGCATCCGCCGCGAGCGTGGCCGCCCCAGAGACCGCCGCGGCGCCTAGCCGCACTCGGACCCCTGCGGCCGCCAGAGAGGCCGTGGCGGCCATCGCCGCCGCGCCGTCGCGCACTATGCTCGACGAGCACGACAGCGCCCCAGAGGCCGCCAGAGACGCCGAGGCGTCCTCTACGATGACCGCCGCGGCCGTCTGCGTCGCAGAGGCCGACATGGCGCTCGCAGCCAGATGCACCCGCACCCCGACCGCCGTCACCGTCGCGGCGCCACTCACGGCCGCCGCCCCCAGCGCCACCCTCACGCCTACGCAAGAGAGCGAGGCGGCCGCGCTTAAACTGGCAGCGCCCTCTTTAGGGTCGATGCCATAGTTGCCACGGCCGTATAACCCGGAGCCGTAGCCTGCCATCAATTAATCCAGCGTGATGTCGAGATCGCCCGCCGGGACGCGGAACACATCGCCCGAGGCGATCGTCTTGCTCGCGGTCAGCGCGCCGTGGAACAGAAGGTTCCCGCCGGTAAGGTTGTCCCAGACCGCGACCCAGCCGACCGTGCCCCAAGAGCCCGTCGCGGTCGGGAACTCAATGGCCGAGGTGTTCGAGGCCGCGTTGCCGGAGATGGTCGAGGCGAACGACTGGCGCGCGTAGCTGCCGCCGCTCACCTCCGTGCCAGATCCGGCGTCGGTCGGGTCGGCCGTGTGAAGCCCCAGGTAGACTGTCGCGGGCGATGTGTACGCCGTGTTCGACAGCACATGGAGGAGAATCTTGTTCTCAAGATAGTTGGAAAATGCACTCACGGGATAACCCTCGTCGGTTTGACTTTCATGGACAGGCGCCCCTGGCTGAATGCCGCGCGCTCGTTTTGTATGATCATGTCTTCGATCGCCTGCGCGTAGAGCGGGGTCCAGAGGCCCACGCGCTCGTCGTCGCGCAAGTACGGAGCCGCCTGCAAGAGCGACCCATAGAGATACACATCGGGGTGCCGCTCGAGCACCCAGTTGGATGCGTTGGAGTCGGAGAGCTTGGCGAGCGTCGCCACATAGGTGAGCTCAGCCGTGTACCCGGTGTCGGGCGGCGGGAGCACCTCGATCTGATTGCCGACCAGCGCAAAATACCGCGGCTTGCCGGTGGTGCGGTAGATCGACTTCTTGGCGTCGAGCTCGTCCTCGGAGAGGAACTCAAGCGGCTGCACCGGCGCCGTCGAGGTCAGCACCAGAGACTTGGCGGAAAGGAAGTCCGCCGGGAGCGCAGAGAAGGGCGTGTCGATGGTCGCGTCTGCACGCTTGACCATCTTCTGCGTCGGCAGCCGACGCTCAATCTGCGCCTCCGCCATCGAGATGAAGTCGGGGATGACCGAGGTCAAATCGTCCCGGTTCAGCCAGTCGGCGAGGGACGCTTTAAGCGCGCTGTATGACGTTAGTGCCACCGTCGGTCTGCTCCTTCATCGCCCACGCACCCTCGTGCGAATACTCAAAGGTGCCGATGTGCTTGACGTGCTGCGAGAGGTCGTGGTCCACCAGGACCTCAAAGCCTGCCTCCTTCGCCTTGCGGCAGAAGTAGACATCCTCTCCGATGTAGTGGTTGCCGACCGTCGAATACGGGATGGCAAACCACGGCGCGTCCAGCTTCTCGAACACCTCACGCTTGACCATCATCACGCCCATTCCGACGTAATCGACGGCCTCGAGGCCCTCCGACCCGGGCGCAGTAAACACCCGGTCAATCTTGCCGGCCGCGTCTCGCATCGCCACCGGCTTGACCGGCATACGGCGCGTCGAGTAATTCGCGGCCACGATCGGCTTGTCGCGCAGGATGAGGTGGCCGATGGTTTCCCTCGGGAACCTCATGTCAGAGTCGAGCCAGAGAAGATAGTCCGCCTTCTCCGCCAGCGCCTGCTGCGCAAGCTCCATCCGTTGAGAGGCGATCAGAGTCCCGTGGCTGGTGTAAAGCAGCACACGGTCGTCCGTTGTCGCGGTGTGGTACGACATCGCGCGCGCCATATCACAGGCAAACGATGTCATCACCGTGTCCCTTGCGGGGACCAAAATCGCAACCGACCGGCTCATACACGCCCCGGTCGAGTGCGGAAGAATCTGTTGTCGGCGTCGTTGAGCCAGGCCTTCATGCGCTTCGGATCGTCTGCGATCCCGTCGCGCTTGAGCCGGTAGTACAGGGGCATCGGAATCGACGCTACCTTGCTCCACTCGCCCCACCGGGACCGCTCGTCGGTCTCGGCGTATGCTCTCTTATTCTGCTCAATCAGGTTGCCGGTCTCAAAGACCGTCTCGATGGTCGCCTCGTCGCGGTCGGCATTGTAGTGCCACCATTTCGTGGTTCCCGTCTCGGGGTCAAAGTCGAATAGTCGCTTACCTGTCGAGCTCATGTTCCCTCAAACTTAGGGGCGACGGCCAGATTGCCGCCGCCCCCAAGTCTACACCACCGCTATCAGGTCGTGGTGAGGTCGGCGGCGAGGCCGTGCGCGGCCTCGGTGTTGACCTTCAACCCGTACTCCACGGTGATCAAGCGCTTCTCGGCGTCGCCGGTCTTGGCGAGCTCCACCGTCTGGAACGGACGGAGGAAGGCAACGCTCGCGTACTCGGGGTCGAGCACGAAGGCATCACGCTCACGCTGGAAGCGGTTGGGGACGACCGAGACCGAACCGAAGTCCGAGACGTAGACGTCCGCGGCGCCGATGATGGTCGCCTGACGGTTGCCCGTGACCTCGCGGCGAATCTCCGCGATGCCGGCAAACTCAGACACGCGGGCCTTGTTCACCGGGCCAACCATCAACAGCTTCGGCGAGCCACCAGAGGCCCAGACCTTCTGGATGACCGTCTTGAGGATGGCCTCCGTGAAGGTGCGCAGGTTCGCCGCGGTGGCGTCCGTGCGGGTCGCGTTCGGCGAGCTCGTGTAGACCGGATCAGCGCCGCCCGTGCCCTTGTCGGTGTTGGTCTTGAGGAAGGCCAGCAGCGAGCCCGTCTTGCGCAGCGCGGTCGAAACACCAGCCGAACCAGCCGAGGCGGCCTGGTTGGTGAGCATGGTGCTCTCCATGTCGCGCTTGATCTCAGCCGAGCGCTTGGCGAGCTGGTACGCCAGCTCCGAGCGACGGCCGGCCTTGTCGACGGCCTCGAGCGTGCCCGAGATCAGCACGGTCTTGTTGCTGATCTGCGTGTAGTTGCCCACGCGGGTCGTGGCGGAGGTTGAGTCGAACGACGAAACGTCGTCGCCTTCCACCTGCGCGTTGGTCGTGGAGGCCGCGGCGAGCGAGTCCGTCTGCCACTCGAAGTAAGTGTTCTTGACGTTCTCGCGGCCGATGTTCGACATGAACGGGGTCTCTTCCGGCGAGATGTTATAGATAACATTCGAGAGAGACTCACGGATGCCCTTTGCGGCAAACGTATCGAAAGTATTTGCAGTCTGTGACATGGAAATGGTCCTTTAAATGAATTGCTCAAACACGGCAGCCGCGTCGCGCGTGCTGCCACTCTTGGCGAGCTTAGAAAGAGCGTTCTTGGATGACACGACCTGAGAGGACTGCGGAGTGCTGGCCGCGCCAGCCTTCATGGGCTTCGCCTTCTGCGTGATGGTCGGGCGAATCTGCGAGCGCTTGCTCATCAGGTCGTCGAACATCATCGCCTTGCGCAGCGCCAAGACGGCCCGAGCGTCGTAGATGTCCGATATCTCCTCGACAGAAAAGCCGAGTTTATCGGTGGCATATTCGACGATCTTCGCCTTCTCGGCGCGTGCCTTATCAGCGTCGCGCCACTCGGGCAGCATCTCGATGAGCTTGCCACGCTCGGACTCGAGGGTCTTCTCGGCCTCCGCGCGCTCCTCCAGCTGCTGCCTCTCCACCAGAGCATTCTTCTGGGACTGAACCCAGGCAGCCTGCTCCTGCCTCGTCCTCGCCACCTCGCGCTGTCTCACCCACTCAACTGGATTCTCTTGGTAGAGACGGTCCCAGTCGATCTCGGGCGGTTGCAGCTGCTTGAGGCTCGAGTCGAGTGCCTCTAACGTCTGCGCATACCTCTGCCGCTCTTCCCGCGCCTGACGAAGCTCCGCGTCGGCCTGTTTTCTGGCCTCTGCAATCGCCTGCGTCTTGCGCGTGTAGTCCGCGGTGCGGGAGTAGCCCTTCAGCAGCTCATCCAGCGGGACGTCGACTTCTTCCCCGTCAACCTTGACGCGGAATGTCTGGCCCGGCTGGGGCGCCTCGTCGGCATCCTCCTCGCCTTCGGTTACTTCGCCCTCGGCGTCGGACTCGCCATCCGCCGCCTCGAGCACCTCTTGATCCACACCTTCGGTTTCGAGCTGATCGGTTTCGCCTTCCTCGGCGGCGATCATCTGCTCAAACACGCTCTGCGTGGACTGTACGTTTCCCGGGGGTACACCCGTGCCGGTTTCGCTCATAACCCTATTGTGCGGGATTCAAGCGGTTACTTCCTGCCGCTTAGTTTGTCGATGTCCCGCTTCGCCATCGCGCCCGTGTCGACCACGATCCGCAGGTGGCGCTTGATTTCTCCCAGGATGCCGACCGCGAGCCACAGCCGCTCGCGCTCCTCTTGGTCGGCCGGCTTGCTCTCGCGCCATGCCTTTAGGTACTCACCCTCCAGCGCCTTGAATGCTTCATCGAGCGCGGGGCTGTCGAGTAGGGCGCGCGCCTCTGCGCCGCGCCGTTGGTCGGCATAGAGATCGCGCTCAATCAAGCGAGGAGCCCGCCTTTCGGCTTCTTCTTCATCGCGCGGCTCAAGAGCTTGGTGCCCTTGTCGGCCTTGTTGAACTCCTTGGCAACCTTACCAGGCACGCCGACCTTCTTTGCGAAGGCTGGGTCGTGGGCGGCGGCGGCCATTAGGCGGGCCTGCTTAGCTGATTTACTGGGCATCTCTATCGCTCCTTCTGGTTCTTGTACCGCTCCAAGAGCCGCCGCCCCTTGGCGACCGCGCTCGCCTTATCACCACGATGCCCCCACGCCTCGAGGCTCAGCTTGAGGCGCGTCTTGTCGCCCTGCTCGTCGGTGAGGAGCCCGGGCATCGAGCCCATGCGCGCGAGGAACGATCCCTTACGGCGCAGCTGCTCCGGCGTGGTCGGCGCTCCCTTGACGGGCGCCTTCAGCGTGCCGCCGGTCTCTGCCTTGTACGACGCGCGGCCCTTCGCGTTCAATCCGCCGCGCGGGTTCTTCCCGGCGGCGCGTTGCCACGCCGGGGTCTTCACTTGCGCTTCTTGACCGTCTTCGCCGCGGCCTTGAATGCCTTGGCCGTTGGCGCGCCCTTCGCCCCAGGCTTGCGCATCTTCTCGCCGCTGCCGGCCGCGATGCGCTCACGCTTGGCGTGGATGTTCGAGTAGAGCCCCTGCTTCATTTCATCACCTCATTTCAAAGCCAAAGTCGTCCACAAACATATCACGGCTTGGCCGATAGAACGGAGACTCAATCTGCGCGGGCACGAATGGCATCGGCTCCGGCGCATAGGTCTGCATCGGCGGGATGTAGGGCTGCGGCTCAAAGACGGCTGGCTCGAATGATGGCACGAATGGCGCCATCACCGGCGGCTCGTAGAAAGCCGGGGCCATCGGAGGGGGCTCGTAGAGCATTGGAGCGGGAGGGGGCGGCGCGTAGAAAGTCGGCGCCATCGGGGGCGGCTCGTAGAAGGTCGGCGCAGGAGGAGGCGGCTCGTAAAAAGTCGGCGCGGGAGGAGGCGGCGCGTAGAGCATTGGAGCAGGAGGCTCGTAGAATGTCTGGGCCATCGGAGCCGACTGCACGGGCGTGTCCTGCTGCTGCACCGGCATGATCGAATCAAAACCCTGCGCGGCAGGCGCCATCGGCGCCTCACTCTTGGCCGGCAGGGTTTGATCAAAAGGGAACGAGAACCCCCCCATGTACGGTTGCGGCGCGAACGGGCTTGGCTGGAACTGCTGCGGTCCCATCTCCACTTGCCCTCCGCCATAAACCGGCGACGGCGGCGCGCTGCCGAAGCCGGGCGCCATCTGCGGGGGCTGCGGCTGCGGAGCGGGCTGCGCTTGGGGCGTCCCTTCCGGCTGGAAATAGTCCTCGAACATCTGACGCAGCTGGCGCCCGCCGCCGCGACGACCGCCGCGACGACCGCCACCAAAGCCGCCGCCATACCCGCCGCCGCCAAACATCGACGTCGCCGCGAACGGGTTGAAGGCTGGGCCGCCGTAGTATTGCTGCGAGAAGTAATTGCTGAAGGCATCGTTGATGGTCGGCTGGTAGGCCGGCGCGCGCATCCCGCCGCCGTAACCGCCAAAGCCGCCACCGCCGCCCATGTCATAGCCGCCGAACTGCGTGCCGTAGCCGCCCATTCCGCCGCCGCCGAAGCCGCCGAAGCCGCCCATGCCGGAGAAGTCGCGGCTCGCGTCAAAGCCGCCGCCGTAGCCGCCCATGCCGCCACCAAAAGGCGACCCATATCCGCCCATTCCGCCGCCGTAGCCGCCGCCATAGCCTCCCATCATGGGACCTTGGGCAAACTGTCGTTGACCCGAAAATGCGTTACTCATGCGTCACCTATTCCGACAAGTCGTAGAAAGCCAATGAACCGATGGCAGACCCGGTGCCGCTCAAGATCCTGACGGCGACCGTGTAGACATCACTCGTCCCGGCGATGGTCGCGCCGAGCTGCATATCGAAGTTATAGAGCAGATCGTTCTGCGCCTGGGCCGCGGACTGGTTGCTTGATGTCGTGTACTCGTTCAAGACGATATCTCCGCCAGACATGGCGGTCGCGGTCACATCAAAGTCCACGCTCGCAAAGGTCGTAGTGTCGTAGGACGCGCCGGTGAGCGTCGCGTTCCTGACCAGCGCTATCTCGTACTCGCCGTTTCCAATTGGAAGCACGCGCACCTGCTTTGGCAAGATGACCGCGCCGAGCGAGTCAGACGCGAGCCGGATTGACACCAGCGGAACGAACGATGTCCCGATTCCGGTCAGCGTCGTGGTCCTTCGGGCCACGCGCTCGACGGAGGTCTGCTCATAGCCTCCCTCGGACAGCACCGTCGAGCAGATCTGCTTCATGCTCGAGCTGCTCGCGGTCGCGGCCGTGTTCTCGATCTCGATGCGCAGCGGAAGCGTCGCGGTCTGCATATAGACCGACGTCACCTCGTTGGCGTTGTCGAAGGTGTGGGCCGTGATGTACTGGCCGTCGATAACGAACCCGACGCGCACCGACCCGACCCCAAGCCACTCAAAGTCCGCGAAAAGTATCTGTGCCTTTGTGGTGTCGAGCGTGATGCCGCTCGCGCCGCTCCCGTCCAACGGGTCGCCGTTCCATGAAGACTGGACCACCTTTCGGGTGTCGTCGACAGATCCGCCTGTGTAGGTGCGGATGATGAACGAGAGCTCCGTCCCGTTGCGCTGCAAAAAGAGCCCGTTGTTTGTGTCGAAGTATCCCACGCGCTGGCGCAGGTTCGCCTTTGCGGCGGCCATCACGAACGTCGACAAAAACGACAGGCTCTTTCCAGGCTGGTACGGGAAGTACCGCTTAGTCTGGCGCACCACCTTGTCGCCGGAGGCCGTCGTCACGGCCAGGCTCACGGCCGACTCGTTTGGCAAAAAGGTAGAGGTGCCCGAGCCAGTCAGCGATGTATCGAAGGCAGGGTCCGCCGCGTACCTGTTCTGGCTGTCAAAGAGCGTGAACGGCTGCGAGACACGCAGCCGCCCGAAAGCATCAAAGTTGTTCTTTGCTAGCAAGTTGAGGTCCGTCAGCGTGTTGATGAACTTGACGATCTCGAGCTGGTTCGACGCCAACAGGCTCAGGTACAGCCTGAGCTGGTTGTTCGCCTGGTTGAAATACTGGGGGAAGTAGGCCGCAGGGGCGACATTAGGATTCGGCGGCTGCGGAACAAATACCCCCTCTAGCGGCTCCGACATGGCATCACACGGCCATCGGACCCGGCCCCATCTGCGGCGCGGGACCAATCTCAGGGATTACCGGCTGCTGCACCGACGGCGACGCCACGCGCGAACGGTCCGCCATCTGCCGGATCGCGTCCATGTCGAGTTGGGTGCCGTACTTCAGCTGCACCTCGTAGGCGCGCAGCATGAGCTCCGACTCCTGCTTGTCGCGCGCGCGGTCATCCTCGAGCAGCATCTGCTGGCGCTTGAGCTCGAGCTCCGCTTGGCTGTTCTGGATGTCCGCCATAATCTTCTGCCGCTCAACCTCGGCAAGAATCTGCGCCGGGTCAGGCGGCGGGGGCGGCGGGGGCGGCTGCGGGGGCATCATGGACGGGTTCAAGAAGAACTCGTCGGGGTTCTTGAAGCCCGAAACCTCGGCCAACCGCGCCAGCGTGTTCCGGTACTGCTGCACCGACACGAGCGGGTTCTGCGGCCCCATCTGCTGCAAGACCATTTCCTGCTTCTGGGCGATGGCGTTGAGCACCGCGATCTTCTGCTCCTCGGTGCCGCCGCCGAGCGCGACGTCAATGTCGACGTCCATGTTCGCGTTCCACGAGCGCGGGTCAATCGGCACCCATTGATTGCGAAGGCGCACCACCCGCGCTCGGTCTTGGTTCTCCACGACCAGCTTGAGAATACCCTTGAACAGGGCGCGCATCCCGGTTTCAGCGAACACACGGGCGATCAGCTCAAGATGCTGCTGCGCTGCGCTTACGGTCGCGGCGACCGCCGCGCGGGTGGTGCTCTGTAGTGCGCCGGCATCGAGGCCCATGGCAGCCTTCGACATACCCGTGCGCGTCTCGCGCACGTTGTCGAGGTACTCGAGCATCGGGAAGGCGGCTTGGCCGACGAACGGCACGGAGAAGGCCTGGACCGCGCCGGGCTGGCGCATACGGATGACGCCGCCAACCTCGGTGTTCAGCACGTCGTCCATGTTGGCCTGCCCCTCGACCACGCCCACCCGGGGGTGGATGGCCAGAGAGAGCGAGTCCATCATGTTGCGCATCACCGCGGACTTAATCCGCTGGAGGTCGGCCGTCATGTCGAAGATGGACAGGCCGATGAGCGCGTGCGGCTCGGGGTCAGGGCAGAAGGTCGCAAACGGCTTGTGCGAGCATGGCTCGTTCATCACGAGCTTGTAGCCGGGGCCGATGGTGCAGACCTTGCGCAACTCCGCGATGCCGTCGCGGTCGTAGTCGACGCGCACATACGCCTCGACGTAGAGCACGCGCTTGTCGTCCTGCGTGCCGCCCGGGCCATACGCCTCGGCGTACGGGTTGCGGGCGATGTATTCGTCGTTGGTGTCGAGCTCGAAGGCGCCCATCTGAGAGCGCACCTCTTCCTCGTCGTAGCCGAGCGCTACAAGATCCGAGACCCGCATCATGCGCCGGTGCGCGACCAGGGTCGCATCCTCCACCGAGCGCGCGCGGCGGTCGATGAGGAACTCCTCGGGCGGGACGGCCTCGACGACCACGCGGCCGTCGCGGTACTCGCGCTTGAGCTCGACCGAGTAAATCTGCGGCGCGGGCGGCGGAAACCCAGTCATCGGGTCCACGACCGGCGCGCCGGTCATCTGATCAATCGGCGGCTGGTACGACGGGTCGTCCATCGCGCTGATCGCGCTGCCGACGACGCCGGGCTCGTTGATGAGCATCGTCAGACTCGACTCGTCGAGGCCGGTGTAGTGCTCGGTCTTTACCTCGACCTTCTCGTCCCAGTAATACTTGGCGATGCCGAGCGCGCCGCGCAGCGCGTCCTTGAAGACCGAGTGGCAGACCAGGAAGCCGTTGTTGTCCTGGTTGAAGATGAAATTTACATAGTCGGTGGCCTGGTCGGCGGTCGCCACGTCCTCTGGGCCGCGCGGCACGAACTGCACCACCTTCTTGGAGCCGAAGAAGACCCGCATCAGCGACGGCATCACGCCGGAGATGGTGTCGCGCACGTCGGTCGATACGACCTGCGAGCGCCCCTCCTCCTCGTTGCCGAACGGCTCGCCGCGGTAGTACTCAATGGCACGCGCGCGGACCGGGGAGAGCTCCGCGTCGATGAACGAGGTCGCGTCGGTCAGCTCGATGCCAACCAACGACTCGAGCTCCGAGTCATCCATCGGCTCAAGCGAGCCAACGGCCGCCTCGGCCGCCTCGATCATGGAACCTTCCGGGGAATACATCACACCGCCACCCGTGCCGAAATCATGAGTATCCCTATTTTCATGCCAAAAGCGACGAAACCTGACCAGAGGTCAGAGAAACAAGCCACGCCTCGCGGTCCTTCACCCCGAAGGACATCACGAACCCGTCGCCGTGCTGGGCGAGGCCAGAGCAAAACTCGATCTGCTCGCCGCGGAAGAAAAACTCGCGCCCGGCGTGCAGCGGCTCAAGGTGGAACCCGTAGCGGACCATGCGGTGCGCATAATGCACCCGGTTCTTGACCTTGCGTCGTTGGTGTACGACCCCGATGAAGCCGCCCTCGAACGGAATCACCTGCGAGCCGCCAGACCAGCCGGCCAGGCTCGGGAACTCCCCGATCCACATCCGGCGCGCCGGCGCGAACTGGTACACCTCGCCGAGGTGGTGCTTGTAGACCACCCACAGGTTCTGGCCGCGGACGCAGGGCATCCAGTTTTTCTCCATCGGCTGCGCGTGTGGGCTGTGCAAGACCTGCAAGAGGTCTATCCGCGCGCCATCCAGACGACAGAGCACCATCGTCGTGCGCACCCGCGCCCCGTGGTGCAGCCCCGAGGCCGTGAACCACCAGCGCTTGTCGTACCAGAAAAGCCGGGCGTCCTCGAGGCCGTGCTCGCAGATCACCCGCCCGCGGCGCACCTCGGCGTCGTCCACCAGCACCGGCGCGCCAGGCTCAAAATCTGATCCGATGGGCACGAAGTAGTTGCGGGTGTTCGGCGCCGGGTCGCCGCGGAACCATATCCCGTCCTCGTCACCGAGCTCGTAGTTGACCGTGCGGACCATGCACGCGAGATTCCCCGCGCCATCCGCGGCAATCGACGGGTTACAGGGCGCATACGCCTCGCCCGGTATCTCGATGCGCCGAAACGCCGAGCCAGGGAGCTGGTCGATTAGGACTAGGCGGCCTTCCGAGCCGGAGAAGCCGGTGGCGGCTTCCCGCCCGGCGGGGGCTCCGGCGGCTTCTTGGACTCCGGCTTCGCCGGGGCTTTCTTGTCGAGGCGCTTCTGGAAGAGCGCGACGTCGCTTGGCTTTAGCATTCACTCTCACCTCACATGTGGATCGTCGACGGCATCGGCACCGCAAGGTCTTGCGTCGCCTGGGAGACAAGGGGCGGCACCGCGGTCAGCACGCGAAGGTGCGGCAGCGCGTACCACTCGAGCAGGATATCGACCGGCGTGTTGGCGGGCTTGGTGTACTGCTGCAAGGTGGGAATCGCGCGCCGGCGGTGCCAGATGGCGGCCGTGCAGAGCGGGTACTTGATCTCCCACAGGTTCGCCGATTCTTTCTTCGCAGGCTTCTGGTCCGTGCAGCACGAGTTGAGGTACACAAGGTCGCACCATTCCGGCGTCTCGGCGCGAATCTGCGCGAAGCGCTCGTTGAAGTTGTCCGGCAGGATGAAGTCATCCTCGAATATCACGAACTCCTCGTGGCCCTCGCGCCACGCAATCTGCCACGCGATGTGCCACGACAGCACCAGGCAGGTGGCGCCGCGGGTCACGAAATAGTCCGTGTGCATCGGTATCTCGGACTTCACCTGCATCGTCTTGCCGAAGATGCCGTAGATGAAATCGAGCTCGATGCCGGCCTTCGCGGCCTGCGCCTTCGCGTGCTCGGTGCGCTCCGGCGTCTCGGAGAGCGTGATGCAGTAATACTTCACTCGATGCCCTCCACGTCTCGGTCCTTGCCGAAGGCGAACTTGCCAGAGCGGCGCACGGCAGCGCGGTGCAGGAAGTGCGCGTCGCAGAATTCGTCTACCGCGCGCGTCACGCCGGGCCACGCCTCGTAGTCATCGCCGAACAAAATCCCGCCCTGGCGCAAGAGCGGCCAGTAGTTTGCCAGGTCCGCCTTGCAATCCTCGTAGTCGTGCGAGCCGTCGATGTAGATGACATCGGCCTGCACATTTTTTTCGGCCAGCACCCGCGCCGCAATCGTTGCCGGCAGGGGGAGGGGGGTCACGAACTTGGAGACCTTGTTGCGGATCATGTTCGACATGAACAGCTCATGCAGCCGCGGGTATCCCGCGTCCAGCCGCAGCGCCTCGTGGAGCCACTTGTTCTCGCCGTCGTGGCGCGAGTAATTCTCGAGGCTCCCGAGCCAGGTGTCGACGCAAACCAGCGACGGGTGTACCCCATACCGCAGGCAGGTGTTGACGATGTTGACCGCCGAGCGCCCCTTCCACGAGCCGACCTCGATAATCGTGCGCGGAAGGATCTTGGCGATCACCTGCTCGAACATCGGGTCGTCCGACCCCCAGCCCTGCAGGTCATCCTCCACGGCCTTGGCGCCCTCGTACGGGTCGGCCAAGAAGAAATCACTCCATGAGATGCTCATACGATCCCCTTCACTCCTCGCTTCACAGACTTGGCCCAGGTCGGCGAGTACACCCCGCTGCCGGTCGCCGCCTCGCTCGCAAAGGTCAGCACAAACGCATCGGCCACGTCGGGCGAGGCCAGCCCGCGGCGCTTCATGTCGTCCTTGCTCTCGAGCTTGAGCTTCCCGTTCGACATGAACGAATAGCGCGGCGAGGATAATTCATTTACCAATCGCTCGTCACGCGGCAGCTTGCAGTCGCGCGCCTGTAGCCACGCCTTCGCCTTGCCCCAGAGCTCGGCGCGCAGGTTCATGTACTGCCCCTTGAAGGCGGGGGACTCGCCAACATTGATGCCGCGCGCGGGGAGCTTGAGCTCGCGCAGCCGATCGACCACGCCCGCGCCCAAGCCGATGCTGTCGACCAGTATCTCGGCCGGGCGGTGCTTGTGGTCGGTCGTGTCCCACTCGTGCATCACGGCGCCCGTCAGCGCCATCAGGTCGAGGCTCTTCCAGGTCTTGACCGTGCCGAGCACGACATTGCCCTGCCGGCGGCAGAGCGCCGAGGAGTCCGTCCCGAAGCGCGCCACGTCCAGCCCCCAGAGCACCGGCGCGCCCGGGTTCTGTACCACGTCACGGTCGACCGCGCTCTGCGCAAGCTCAAGACCGATCAGCGTGTCGTCGTCCGCGACCGGGAACTCGCCCAGGACGCGCACCCGGTATGCGTTCGACCCCTCGCCGTACCGGCTCGACATCTCGCGCACATAGTCGTCGCTCACCCGGGGCGAGTCGAGGCAGGAGACGTGCAGGTTTTTCCACTCCCCGGCGAGGCGGTGGAAGGTGTCGTAGAAATACCCCTGCGTCCGGGTGGGGTTGCCGAGCAGGAGCGTGGTCGCGTTGTGGCCCGACATCGAGCCACCCGCCGACTCGAAGACCGCCTCGGATACGCCGGGGGCCTCGTCCACCACCAGCAGCACCCACTCGGCGTGGATGCCCTGCAAGGCGTCCGGCTGCTCGGCGCGGCTGGTGCGGGCCGAGATGAACGACTCCTCGGGGCTCGCGCGCAGCTCGATGCGGTCGGACTTGATTTCGAGGAGATCCGCCACGGCGGGCGGCAGGAGCTTGGCCCAGCGGCGGCACTCGCCGAAGAGGGCGTCGAAGAGCTGGCTGGCCGTGGGGGCCGTGACCACGACCTTGACCGGGACGCGGGTGAGCATGAACCAGAGCATGGCCCAGGAGGCGACCGTCGACTTGCCGGTGCCGTGGCCCGAGCGGACCGAGACCTTGCGCTCTCCGGCCGCCAGGAGGCGCAGGAGGTCACGCTGCCACGGGTCTGGGGTGACGCCTAGGACCTCCTCCACGAAGGCCACAGGGGCCGCGTGGTAGCGTTTTACGAAGTCGAGGTATGGATTCTGCATTTTTTTTCAGACGGCCCGTGTGGGGTTACGCAAGCGCACCCGCCCCCACGGGGGCCACCCGCCGGGGGCAGGGGGAGGGGGGGTCGATTTCGAGGGAAATCAATGACTTGCGCGCAGCCTGACCGCGTGGTGGACGACTTAACATAATGGGCATTATACGCACTTCGATGTGCATTCCCTTGCGAATCAATGACTTGCGCGATGTGACAGAATGCGCGTCGGTGCCCTGATCGCCGGAGCAGAAGTTATCCACAGGTTATCCACAGGTTACTCACAGGTTATCCACAGATGTGTCGCGCGCGCCAGCATCCGACCGCGACGATGTGTCGCGCGTCAGCTTTTCCGGCTCTTGTACGCTCACGGTGCGCATCAGGTTACGCACGGCCTCGAGGTGCAGCTGCGTCGTGTCCGTCACCTTGATGTCCTGCTGGATCTTGTTGCCCCATCGCTTCGCATCCATCCGCTCGGCCAGCCATTGACGCGCAGACATCGCCACCTTCGCGGCGTTCGGGTCCATCTGCTCGGCCTCGACCTTCTCGGCCAACTGCTCGATGCGTTCGGCATTCGCAAGCGCCCTCGCGTTACGGACCATCTCGTAGCGCTCGCTCAATTCCGGGTCCTTCTGGATGCGATCGAACAACACCGAGTAAGGCACGACGCTGCCGTCTCCCGTAAAGGATCGCAGCGAGTTGCCTTCGCCTAAGTGAATCCAGAGTTGGTCCCAGAAGTCTTGGGTCTTCATCAGCTCTTGGGCCTTCTCACGCTTGGCGCGCTTGATTGGTGTACCAGGCATCAGTCGTCGCTCACATGCACAAATGTCGTGACATCTTCGTAGTCCATGTCATAGCCATCCAGCGCCACGATGTCGAAGTTGGAATAGGTGCGCCTCGGCCTCTCGGCCTCGACCCGCCTCGGTTGTCTCTCAGGCTTCGGCCTCTTCTCGTCTGCATAGACCCGGCGCCATACCCGCTCGGTTGTGGAAAAGCGAAACCCGCAGGCCGTGCATTCTCTGCGCCGTCGAGCCTCCGTTGCGAACTGGTAGACCTTGACGACCTCAGACGGCCGGCTGCACTTCGGGCATTTCATCTTTCGGGCAGCTGCGGCTTAACCAGAGCCAGCCAGTCATCAAGGCGCTGGATGACCAGGAACTCGCGCTTATCGCCACGGCACACGACCGCCGGGATCTCGTAAGGCGCACAGGCCGCGGTAGCCTGGTCGACCCATTCGTAGACCGCGATAGACTTCCTGCGCTTGACCTCGAGCACCCACCGAGCCAAGCGGATATCAGCACCGCCGTCTCTGGCCTGTCCCAAGATCCGATTGGTCTGCCACCCGGTCTTGTCCGTGATTATCTTGCAGACCTCTCGCTCGGTCTCAGCGCCGCGTTGTCGTTGTCTCAGTCCCATGTCTCACCATCTCGCAGTAATGCGGCCTAAGTCTACAGCACGGCATAGGTCGGCAATCAAGGGCCTGAGCTTCTTGGACATCCGCGCTCGGCGCTTGGTGTCTCTCGTCGCGTTGCGTCGAGCCTCAACCTTGCGCCAGTAATAGGCCCGATGATACTCGGCCCTGTTCGCCTTCGGCTTCGACCGCCAATGGTCTGGATGCCTCGCCTCGTCGACCGCATCCATCACGATGGCCTTGATTGCGTTCTGCTCGATGGTCGCCCGTGCGGCGATCGCCAGCTCCTCGAGCGTATGGCCGGACTTCCTGGCGGCGAGCTTATGGTACCGGTGAGGCCGGCCGCCGGTGTTCTCTGTCAGGCAGATCGGGCAGAGCTTCACTTCTTCGGCCACTTGGGTTTGTAGTCGTGGATGCCGTTGCGCTTCGGAGGGTCGTCGTACTTCCGCTCCTCGGCCTCGGCCTTAGCCGCCTCGGTGGTCTCGAAGACCCCGAGCCACTTCGGGATGACCCTGCCATCCGCCCCGTGAGCCCAGAGCACATGGCGCACCTTCCCGTCCACCTTAGACGACATCACAGCAAACCGACCGCACCCGGTCAGCAGCCCCCACTTGTCGTCCTCCTGCCACTCAAGCGGCCCCAATTTGTCAAACCGGATGATGCCCTGGCTCATTGCGCCCACCCCGGCCGCTTGCCGACCTCGCCTTGGCTGTCCTCGTAATGGACGACCTTGGCGTTGAACATCGACTGGAGCGCCTTGGCGATTTGAAACCCCTCCTCGCCGAGTCCAGCGACCATTCGCTTGGCTAGTGGTTTTTCTGCAACATGTTGCTCCAACGCAACAGGACGCGACGGGCTTGTCTTGTATCTCATGATTCCTCCATTCCTAAACCAATGTCCGAAGGTCATGTCCGAATGTCCGTGTCCTTAAGGACACTCGGACATTTTCGGACATAAATGACCCGCCGAATATGTCCGAACCGGACATTTTCGGACATTTTCGGACATCACACCTCTGCAAGCGAAGACCCCCCTACCGTGGCCTTCAGAAAGGGCGACATGATCAGCTTTTCGACCGCATCGTGGACAGACTGCCTCGCCACCCCGCACTCCCGGCCGACCGCGCGCAGCTCCTCGATGGTCCACACCAGCGGCGTCTCTGACCTCTTCTGGCGCTCCCGCAGGGCCAGCAGGATCGTCCGCTGCGCCTTCCCTTGGGGCGAGTGAGCCACGGCCGGCTTACTCGGCGCGCTCGTCTCCTTCATCACCAGCGACTTGACCTCCTCGCCATACTTGTCGATGCGCCCGAGCTGGACCTCCACCGCCTCGTACCCAAGCGGGGACAGACTGGCCGTATCCTTAAACCGCTCTCGGCTCACCGCCACCGCCATGGCCTGAGCGTCCGGCCGCTCGACGATGTACTCGGCGTCGGGGTTGGCCATGAGCGCGGACGCGCCCCGTGGCCGCTTGCTGTCCCCGTGGCCCGAGTGCGCCACGAGCAATACCGTGGCCGTGTATCGCTCACGCAGCCCGATGGTGAGCTTCGAGAGGTACTCGGCCACCTCCTGGTTGCTGTTCTCGTCGAGCCCGGCGCTGAACTTGCTGAAGGTATCGACCACGATGAGCGCCGGCCGCACCTGCGCCTGGTCGATGGCCTGCTGGAGCGCCTCCATCTCGGACTCGGCGTTAAGGTTAGCGACGGACTCAAGCGCGAGCATCTGAATATCGCTCAGGCCGCGGCCCTTGCCGTGCTCTTGCACCCATGCCTCGGCGCGCCTGCCGAGCCCGGCGCCCTCGCCGGAGAGAATCACGACGGGGTTCCCGGCCGAGGCTATGCGCATGGCCCAGTCGAGCGCGATGAACGACTTAAACGACGCGCGCGGCCCGGCGAGCACCGCCAGCACGTTGGCCTCGATGACGTTGTGGATGAGCCATGTCGCCTCGCGCCGCTCCGCGACGATATCGCCGATGGCGCGCAGCGTGAGCCGCCGCCCGGGCGTGGCGGTTGCGCCGATCGACAGGAGGGTCGGCTCCGGCTCCCGCGCGCGCTCCATGCCACGCGCCTCTGGCACGTCGCTGTAATCGGTCTCCGGCTCATCCCTGACCGGCGGCCCGATGCGCACCGCCTCTGGCACCGGCACCCAGCCGCCCGCCTTGGCGGCGCTGAAGAGGCTCCCGAGCGTGACCCCCTTGCCGCGGTCCAGGTGGAACGACTGCCACCGATACTCCATGTCAGCGCGCCCTGCATACGACGCCGGAAGCACGCCGGTGATGCCGCCGCTCGACCACGCATCCCAGAGCTCGAGGCCGTCGTCTGCGCCGCCCGATGCGTGATGCAGCGCCATGCCGCACATCAACCAGGCGTCGTAACCCTCCGGGTCGATGTGCGCGATCGCCTCAGTAACTCGCGGCAGGTCGCGCTGGAAGTCTTGAGAGGTCCCGGGCTTAGGCGGCAGCTTGGCCGCGACCTCGGCGGGCAGCTCGAGGTCCATGCGGCGCTCGTCGATGAGCCCCGCTGGCAGCGGCTGCGCTTCCTCCATGGGGCCGCTCTGGCCGTAGTGCAGGGGCCACCATATGACATAGCCGCCCTCTGCGCGTATGTCGAGCCCCTCGCGCTTGACCTTGCCCAAGACGACGGACGCGCCGCCCCGTATCTTGACCCCAGCGGGTGCCTTGAATAGGTAATGCCTGCCACCAGAGCCGCCGCCGGTCGCGTGGACTCTGGTCTTGGTGAGCTCAAACTGGTGCTCGCTGATCCAGTCCTGCGCCGCGCTCGACGCGCTCCGGTGGTCGTAGTCGATGACCACCAGCCCGGTGATGGAGCCGGTCGGCACCCCGACCAGCGCCTCCGGGTTCGCCGACCACCAGCGCCGGATCTGCTGCTCGTCCTGGGTGGCGTCCTTGAAGCCGTTGCGGGTGAGTGGCGACTTTGCCTTTAAGGTGCGACCTTCTTGGTCGGTCTGGTCCGCCCTGCGGCACGGAAACACCGGCGCGCGCTTGGAGAGCTCGAGGACGCGCTCGACGGAGACGATGGCGGTGAGGTCTGGCTTGCTCATGGGTAGATATCCGGCCGGAGAGCCTTCCTAGATACCCCAGAGGCCGCCTCAACCGCAAGCACGCGCAGCACCGGCACGCGCCCTGCGTTCATCCATTGGTGGACCGCCTGCGGCTTCACCTTGAGTTTACGGGCCAGCGCCGTCTGTCCGCCCGCTTGGGCGACGGCGTGGAGGAGTGCCGCTGTCTGCGGCTGTACTTTTGCGGTAGGCATAGCGGCGGAAGGGTATCAAGTGCGTCTTGGCGGCGCAACAGCGGCGGCTGAAAATATTTTTCAAGAAGTGCTTGACACGGTAAGCGGGGCATGAGAAATTGCATCCATGGACGGCGCGGTGCCGGACCAGAAGTGGTAGAAGGAGATATTTATGCAGGTTCAAATCATCGAGTCTAAGGAAGTCACCCACAAGAACATCGGCCGCTATGTTTACGCGACCATGAAGTGCGGCAAGCAGACGATGGTTGTGTCGGTCGGCAGCGGCAGCGTGACGGCGCTCGTGCAGAACGCTTCGCACCGCGCGTGGAAGGGCTTTGGCAAGACCTTCCGCACCTTCGATGAAGCCTTCGGCAACTACAAGTCCGCCGAAGCACGCGCGATGCTTGACGCAGCGCGCACCCTGTGGAACGGTCAGGAGGTGGCGGCGTAAGCCGCCCCTCTGGAGGATCTGCAAATGTCCAACGAAGCATTCGAGTGGTTCGCCATCCTCGCCGCATGGTTCGCCCTGTTCGGCCTTGGCGCGACCGCCCTCGCCGCCTACGAATGGCTCCTGCGCCGCCGCAACCGTGACCTGTTGCCAAAGCCCGGTGGACGCGCGCGCGTCTACCGCGCCGACCCGCCGTCGGTCTCGCGCTGGGGGAGCACGCGATGATTTCTCTTGATGCTTGGCTTCTTTCCATTGGAATCGTCTGGGCGGTCGTCGTGATGTTCGGCGCGATCGCCGCAATCTTCAACAACCTGCGGGAGTGAACCATGAGCGACCCGAAGCTGCCACAGGAAGACGGCTTGTTCGAGGCGATGGTGCTGTCTGAGCTCGAGCATATGCCGATTCAAATCGACATCGAGCGCGCCATCACACGACTGCGTGCTAACGGCTTCAGCGCCGAAGCGGATGTTCTGCTTGGCCGCGGTGATGCCGCTTGGGTGATGCTGCGCGCGCTGCGCGACGCCCTGCGCCGGATGGACCCGGCATGGTGCGAGCTGCACCAGCAGTCGCAGCTGTCGGATGAAGAATTCGACGACGTGCTCGGCACGCTTGAGAATCTGCTGGAGGGCAACCTTTGACTTTGCATACGCACGCCGGTTCCCTGCCGACGCACAAATATGTGTGGATTGAACCGCGCGCGATTGGCGACCACGGCTGGCTGCGCGCGGTCTGGTTCGGTCTCGCGTCGTTTCCCGGCCGCGCCTGGGGGTGCCATGTGATGCTCGAGTCTGGCGCCGTCTACCGCAACGTGCCGCTGCACCAGCTCGCGTCGCATAACGATGTCGACGAGCCGTGGACGCCGGCGCAGGCCCAGACCGCAGCCCCAGAGCAGAGCAAAGAGTTTTACTTTATTCAGCTCGAGAACGGCCGCTTTACGGCGCAGCCGACGAACCATGTGCTCGTCGAGGATCGCTCGTTCACGCGCAAGGAGATGGGGTGGCCCGACTTCTTGCGCCGCCAGGAAGATTGGTACAGCGCGGAGGATGGGGCATGAAGTACCTCTCCGTCTGCTCTGGCATCGAAGCCGCGACCGTCGCGTGGCACCACATGGGATGGCAGCCCGTTGCGTTTAGCGAGATCGAGAAGTTCCCGAGCGCGGTGCTCGCGCATCACTACCCCGATGTCCCGAATGTCGGCGACATGACTAAATTCAAGGAGTGGAATCTTGAACCAATTGACCTTCTTGTCGGAGGAACCCCCTGCCAAAGTTTCTCAATCGCGGGCCTCCGCAAAGGGCTCGATGACCCCAGAGGCAACCTTATGCTTACATTTCTTGCAATCGCTGAACGTGAGAGACCTAAATGGATTGTCTGGGAAAACGTCCCC